CAATAGACCAAGCCTTTATAAAGCAGTTTGAAACTGAAGTTCACATGGCGTATCAGCGTATGGGTTCTAAGCTACGGAACACTATTCGCTCTACAAATGTGTCAGGTTCAACTGCACGATTCCAGAAAATAGGCACTGGAACAGCTTCAACTAAAACTAGAAATGGTGATGTGACCACAATGGAATTGGCACACACTAATGTTGAAGTAACAATGAGCGATCACTATGCTGCTGAACTTATTGACAAACTTGACGAGTTGAAAATAAATATCAACGAACGTCAGGCTGTTGCTCAATCTGCGGCAGGGGCATTGGGTCGTAAGACTGATGAAATCATTATTACTGCTATGGATGCAGGGGCTAACTCTACACAAATAGCGGATACTAGTGGCGCATTAGCAAAGGCTGACCTACTTACATTGTTTGAAACAATGGGTACTGCTGATATACCAGAAGACGGACAACGCTATATTGCAATGTCTCCTGCTGGTTACGCTGACTTATTTAATATTAATGAGTTTGCATCTTCAGACTTTGTTGGTCCTCAAAACTTACCGTTTGCAGGTGGCATGACAATGAAAGAGTTCTTGGGTTTCAAGATCTTCTCAACGTCTGCTGTAGCAGGAGGCAAGAACTTTGCTTACCATACAACAGCTATGGGTATTGGTATTAACTCAGATGTATCAACTGAGGTAAACTATGTACCTATGAAAGTTGCTCACTTAGCAACTTCAATGATGTCAATGGGCGCAGTAGCTATCGACGATAACGGTATCTACGAAGTCTTAGACAACAACTAATAGGGGTGGGGGCAATAGCCCCCATACTTCAACATGGCATTAAGTACACCTGCTAATAGTGCAATTGATATTTGTAGTCGCGCTCTCATCTTAATTGGTGCAGAGCCTATTACTTCTTTTGATGATGATACCTCAGAAGCTTTGATTGCAGGTAATATGTATGAAGATATTGCTCGAACTAACTTAACATCTACTAGATGGCGTTTTGCTACAAACCAATCTATATTAAATAGATTAACCGATGCACCTACAGGCAGATTTAATTCTGCATATCAACTACCAGATAATTTATTTGTCCATGCTATTACAGTTAATGATCTTGCTATAGAGTATAATATATATGGTAATAAAGCTTTTTGTGATGCGTCCGCTAATGATTCTTTAATTGCTGATTTTACTTATAGAGCACAAGAGGTAGACTGGCCTTCTTATTTTTCTGTATGCGTAGAGTATGCAATGGCTGTGGTTTTCTCTACTGCTTTAATAAGGGATGCATCTTTATCATCGTTAATGCAAAATCAATACACACAACTTTTAGCTAAAGCCAGATCAACTGATTCTCAACAACAAACAACAAGAAAAGTTACGACATCGAGGTTTATTACGAATAGGCGCAGCTAATGCAAAAAGCACGAATACCGATTACAAACTTTCAATATGGAGAGATTAGTCCGTCTTTGGTTTCAAGGACGGATTCTGCTATTTATAACTCCTCTGCTCAAAGTGTTAAGAATTTTTTTATAAGAACTGAGGGAGGTGTCGCTAAACGTGGTGGCTTTCAAGCATTACATGATTTCACATCTATTACAGAAAACACTTCTATAAGACAGCAAGTAAGATTAATACCTTTTGTTTTCTCAGATGATGAACAATATATAATAGCTTTTTCCCATCAAAAGTGTGAGATATTTTTTATTAATCCTATTACTGGTGCGTTAAGTTTGGCAACTACACTTACGCAAGACATTAACGGTGCAACATTACAATGGGATGAAACATATTTGCATGAAATGACATATGCCCAAGGTGGCGATGTATTGTTTCTTTGTCATAATACTTTTATGTGTCAGCAAATAGTAAGAACTGGACTTAATAGTTTTCAAGTAGAGCAGTTTACTTTTCAACTTCAAGCAGGAAATGCAAAAACTTATCAACCATATTACCCTTTTCACTCAACAGGAGTAACGCTAGATCCTTCTGCTAGCACTGGCACTGGTATTTCTCTTACAGTAAGTTCTCCTTACTTTGATACTACTGGCAAACATGTTGGGCTTACCTTATTATATCATGGCTCTGAAATACTTATTACTTCTGTTCAGTCTTCTACTCAGGCTACAGGAGATGTAGTCGATGAATTGTTTGTAGAGTTAATACCTAATGCTTTAAGAACTATTGATGGTTCTCCAACAATAGAAATTACGCATGTAAACCATGGGATGAGTGCAAGTAATTCTATTACTATAAGAAATGCTTCTGCTGTTGGGGGTATAAATGCTGCTCAAATAAATGGTTCTAGATCTATACAAAGAATAATTGATGAGAATAGATATACTATTACCGCAGGAGCTTCTGCAAATACTACTGAAGATGGTGGTGGTAATATACAAGTAGTAACTCATGCACCGACACAACAATGGATGGAGCAATCATATTCTTCATTGCGTGGTTATCCTGCTGCTGTTGGATTTCATGAAAACAGGTTATGGTTTGGAGGTACGCTTGCACAGCCTGATACTGTGTGGGCTAGTAAGTCTGGGTTGTATTATAACTTTGATATTGGCGAAGCTGCTGATGATGATTCTCTAGAACTTGTAATGAGTATTGGTGAGGTGGCTACGATACGTCACTTTGTTTCTAACAGAGACATACATATTTTTACGGCAGGTTCTGAGTTTTTTATTCCTACATTTGAGAACCAACCTATTACGCCTACAAATGCTAGGGTAAAAAGACAGACTGCTTTTGGATCTGGATTTGTAAGGCCACAACCTTTCTATGGTGCTACAATATTTACTCAGATTGGTGGCAAAATGTTACGTCAATTTGTATTTGATGATAGCGAACAAGCTTATAAAGCCGATCCTATTTCACTGCTTTCTTCTCATTTAATAAGTGATCCTGTCCAAATGTGCGTAATTAGTGGAGCAGTAAATACTTCTGAATCATTTGTGTTTGCTCAAAACTTTACAGGAGAAATTGCTGTTTACAATCTAAATCGTATTGAAGGAGTTGCAGGATGGACAAGGTTCGAAACTAATGGTGCATTTCATTCTGTTACTGCTATTGGTAATCGTGTCTTTGCTATTATTAAAACAGATCTAGGATCAGGAACAAAAAGCTTTGTGTTTACTGAGTTAAATCAGAATGTAAGCTTAGATCTTGGGAACACATATACTGGCACAGCAGGAGTGTTTACTGTATCAAACTTTTTTGAGAATGGTGCAGAAGTCGATGTAATAAGCTCTACAGACTACTTAGGTAAGTTTACTGTGTCTGGTGGTCAGATTGACGTTTCGTCTGTAGACGCCTCTCTCACAAGCTGTCAGGTAGGTTTCGGTTTTGATGTAGAGTTAAAGACTAACCCTATAGATGTTAATACTGCAATCGGCCCAGAAACAGGGCAGCCTAGAAGTTTATCTAGAGTAATTTTAGATTTATCTGAAACTCTTTCTGTTTCAGTAAATAGCAAAAAGTTAATTATAAGAAAAGTAAACAATGACTTTAGCCAACCAAGGCAAGCGGTCACAGGCAAAAGGGAGTTCTATTTATTGGGATATAATAAAGATCCTCAGATTACAGTAACTCAAACTGCACCTATGTTTATACAAGTTAATGGTTTAGTCGCGGAGGTATCTTTCTAATGGCTATTAATCCTCTTACTGTATTTTCAACATTTTTAGGTGTTAAGAGTACTTTTGATCAAAGATCGGCAGAAAAAAAAGCTGCGGAAGAAAGAAAAAAAATTGGTCAGCTTGAAGCTCGTCAGTATGTTTCTGAGTTATTCTTAGCAAAAGCTCAGGCTATAGACGCAAGTAATAGAAGAATAAATGAAGCCTTAGAAGCTGAAAAACAAAACACTGCTTTCTTTAGCGCAAAGATTGCTTCTTCTCAAAGATCTGTAGATGCTTACCTTAAGAAAAACAGAGAGATAATGGGGGAAGACATTAGTAATATAGAAAGACAATCTGGACTTCTTGAAGCAAAGTATGCAGCCCAAGCTGCAACATCTTATACATATGGTCAAAATGCAGCAGCAGGAATGAGGGCTACATCTAATGCTAACTTCTTAACTAATATAGCTGATCTAGCTACTAATCTTTCTCCTTCTGTTAGTAATATATTTAAAAGCAATAAGGACGTAACCTAATGCCAGTAATAAGAGAAAGATTGGGAAGCACTTCAGTTGGACCTGTTGGTGTTAGGGCTGTAAATACTGGCGGTGTAGAAAAGTATAGTGGTATTGGTCGAGCAGCCAACCAAATTGTTCAAGCATCTATTAAAGAAATGGGTGCTCAAGCCACTAAAGAAGGTACAGAACTAGCGTTTCAAGCTGACTCAAAGTCTATTGTTAATATTAATCCTTTAACTGGAAAACCAGAAGCACTAAACGAATTAAATGGGGAAGGTTTTCTAGGAAGAACAGCAGGACAAGCTTACCAAAGAGTAATACTAGACAGGTATCAGAACGAAGTATCAATTGATATACAAAGAAAAACAAATGAACTTGTTCTAAAATATCAAGATGACCCTGATAACGTTGGTAAGGTCACTGGTGCTTTAAACGAATACCTTAAGAACATGGCGTTTAGTACTGAGCAAAACGGCAAGCCAACTATTTACACAAATTATATAGAGCAACAGGGAGCATTAGAGCTTGCCAAAACAGAACTATCTTTAGGCAAGTTAAATGCTAGTAGACAAAGAACAAAACTTGGTGAGCATATTCTTTTATCAAATAAAGATGATAAAGAAACAGCTTATGAGTTTGGTAAAACAAATCAAGATTCTAAAAAACTAAAAGCCTTTATAGAAGCAAGGGTTGCCAAAAATGAAGATGGTGAAGCAGCGTATTTATTAAAAGAAGGTACTGGCAAAAGACATGGTGTTGAGCTGCAAGTTGCCTATGTGTTTGGAAAGATAGAAGGACTTTACCCTAAGTTTATGATGAATGACTATCAGAGAAGTCAATTTGAGTTAGCCATTAGAACTGGTGGTGAAGTAACAACAAATCTTAATGATGAATACCTTGATGATTTAGAAGATCTTCTGCAATTCACAAAAGACTTGCCTTCCGAAGATTTAGATAATGTCATGGCATATGCAGAAAGACTTTCTAGTGATTATCGCAGCGCAGAAAATGCTGAACTTGTTGAACGTCAACGAGTACTCGATGATGAAAAAGATGACATTCAAGACTTAAAAGATAAAGCTAATATTGCGTACGATCAATTTGAATTAAAAGTTGAAACAAATATTGGCGGTTTTAGTGCAGGAAGATATAATAAACTAGATTTAATTTATAACCAATATAATGATTCAGAAAATCCAAATGCTAATCCATTAGGAGATTTAAACGCATTAATAAAGCACTCAGAAAAAAAAATGAAAAGTCTCACTGATGATTTTTTTAATTTTGCTAGCAAAGAAGTAAATGTAAATGAGAGTTTACTTTCAGATATTAAAGCAGAAGAATTAAGAAACTACTTAGCTATTGCAGCAAGAGATAGAAATATTGATTCTTTACGATTAGCAATAATATCGCCTGATGGTGACGGTTTTGAGAACCTTACATCTTTTCAAAAAGAAATAGTAAGGAGAATAAAATCTTCTTCATTGTATGACTCAAAACAAACAAATACTGTCACAAACTTTTTAAGTGAAGTTAAAAATACAGCGCAAGAAAATATTAATAACTACGCTGCAAAAAAGGTTTTGCAAGATCAGGGTAATACTATTGCTCAAGGTGGCAGATCTAACACATTGACACAAGATGATTTGACATCTTTTGTGCGTACAGTTGTTAGTACACCTAGCAAAATTTTAAGTGATTCTGAAAAAGATAATATTATAAATGGAATTAAATTAGCAGGTGCAGAAGGATTAATAAATAGAACTCAAAATGCAAGCTCTCAAGATCTTAACGCAATAAGTTTATTTATTCAAAGCGATGGTAAAAATGATGATCCTGCAATAGCAAATTTAAGTAAAAACAATAAAGAGATAGCAGAAGAGCTTACAAATCTTATTCGTAACTTTCCAGAAGGTAAAAAAGAAATAATAAGAACACTCGAAAAAAGAGAAACAGATATAAGAACTGCTGAAACAGATCGTGCAAAAGAAAAGAAAAAATTAGACGATGCTCTTAAGCTAAGAAGAGAAACTATTAAAGCAGGTAATACAAATAAAACTAAAGAGCATAGAGAAGACATGGATACGATAATGCTTGAAAACTTAGGCATTTCTTCTGCGGCTGATCCTAACTCTGCAACTCCTGCTTTCTATGAGCTTTCAAGAGTTACATTACCACAAAGCCTTGTTTCTGGTCTCAAAAACTTTTTAAATGGTACTGGTCCAGAAGTAGATGCTGATACGTTACTTAAACATGCTAATGTTTTAATGAATGATAAAAGTGCATCTGGTACTGTTAATAGATTCGGTGAAATACTTGGTAAAGATCAAGCTCTTTTACGAGAAGTTGCCCGAAAAAAAGCATATTTTGGAGATGAAAAAACAGCCAACGAAATATTGTTAGAAATAAAAGAGCAAAGAAATTCTCCTGCTGCTAAAATAAATAAAGACAGGGTGTTTAGCAAATTATCTCCTGTTCAATTTGTTGAGCAGGAAGTTTCTAATGACGCTTTAGTTGTGTCAGATCTTGCACCTATTGCAGAAATGTATGCTGAAATGGGCAAAACACCTCAAGAAATATCTGATGAACTTAATGCTTATTTTGAAGAAAACTATAAAACTTCTGAGCATGTCATAGATCCAAACAGCCCATTTGTTCGCGGAGAAAGCTATTCTAAAATGTCATTAGACATAGTATTCCCAGACGCAGAAGAAAAAGCTGAGTTTATTAAACTTGTTAATCAAGAGCTTCCTAGAGAATTTAGATTGGGGGAGTCGCAAGATATTTCCTATATTCAAAAAACTGAAGCCGCAACAAGAAGTGGTCAAAAAAGAATAATAAAATCTACTGTAGTAACAGGCCAAACAAAAGAAGTATTTCTTGTACCGTTTGATGGTGGGGATGTTCCTCAATTCTACGCTTATTTTAAGGATGAAAACAATGAAATACGACCTTTAATATATGACAAACAAATTGATGATTTTGGTTCTTCTGAACTAACATGGCCTATGTTTGACACTAGCATGACAGAAGAGTTTGCTAGAAATAAACACAACCAATTACTTAAATCAATTCAAGCTAATGCTAGAGAAGTAGAGAAAAAAGCAAGAGAAGATGGTGCGAAACCATTTATATCTGAAGATAGTTTTTTAAGACGACTTCCTATAGTTAAGTTTTATGGTTGGGAGTTGCCATAATGAAAAACGGATTAACAACTTTCCCTATTGTTGATTATCTTCCTGACAGACCAATAGAAGAACAAGAAAGTCCTGAGTTTATGGAGGTTGTAGGATCTATGCTTGCTATGAGATATGATCCTGTGATTGATAAAATAAGAGAAGTAAATAAATTTGGTTGGCGTCCTGAGATAGAAGAAGGCTTTAGCGCAGTTGATAATATCTCTGATGATTTAAAAATGTATTCTGTTGAGCTTGCTAAAGCAAGTAACATGGAACATTTAAGGCAACTAGAAAAAGATCTAAGAGATAATATTGCTAGAAGAGATGTTTACGGAAACGCTTCTTTGGGTATGCAAATGGGCGCAGAGTTTTTTGATGCTATAAACTATTTACCACTCCATTTTATAAAAGGTGGTAGTGTAGCATATAAAGCATTTAAAACTGGTACTGCTACTGGTGGCGTTGTTGCTGCACAAGAATCAATACGATATCCATTTGATCCTTTGGCTACAAAACAAGAGGCTGCTATAAACGTTAGTAGTGCTTTTGTTTTTGGTGCTGCTCTTCAAGGCTTGATTTCTATACCTGTAACTAGAAGAGCAAGAGCAACTAGAGAAGCAGAAATAGAAATAAATAATCTTAGACAGTCTATTGATCCTACATACAAACCTACAATCGTAGATAAAGGCTTTGACAAGAATCAAAAGTTATCTGACTTCGATACTGTTGGAGATCCTTCTACAGCAACTACAGATTTAAATATTGCTGATAGCATTTTTACGAACTCATGGCTCTACAAGTCTGTAACAACTCCAATGAAAAGAATACTTCAAGATAAAAATATTCCTGACAGCGTAAAGCTTACAACATTAGAAATAGCAAATGATTCTGGGATACTGCTTGCCGCAAATAAAGCAGGTAAAGCCTTAAGGCCTTCTGTGCATCAGAACGCTAAATTATTAGATGGTGAAATGGTTAAGGTTTATGATGATCTTGTTAATATATGGGGAGAATCAACAGGCAAAGGTACAATAAAACCTTTAGACTATTTGCACAAAAGGTCAGATTTTGAATCTTGGATAGAAAGAGTAGACTCTAAAATAATCAAAGGAGAAAAGGCTTCTGATGCGTTTGAGTCAAGGGCAATGTCTGCTCTTAATAAATTTTATGATGATTGGGAGATTCGATTACGAGAAGAGGGTATGATTGGTAGTAACTCTTTTTACAAAACTGACATCAAGAAACGTCAAAATAAAATTGATTTACTTGAAAAGAAACTTGCTAAAGCAAAAAATAAAGATGCGAAAGCTTCAATAAAAAGATCTATTGCAAGACAAAAACAAACAATGGAAATGCACCAATCTATTCTTGATGAAGCAGGACCAGAACCAAAAGTAAATCCAAGAAACGAATCTGTATTTAGACCTAGATATTGGGATAGAGACTATATTAAAAAGAACAGAGATAAGTTTGAAACTGTTTTGGCTAGATGGTTTAAAGACAACCCTTCTGAAATAGAAAGAATGACAAAAGATGGTGTTGAAACTTTTGCATTGTCTACAAGAACAAGCGATGTAAATGCTAGAGTTAAAAACATTACTGATAGGATTATAAACAACGGTGATCCTTTAGATTTTGACCAAGCGTTTTTTGGCATGGGCAAATCAAAACATTTTAAACATCGAATGATTGATATACCAAACTCAGAAGTATTAGAGTTTATACACACTAATCCCATTCAAGTAATGAGAGCTTACACTACAAGAACTGGATCTAGGTATGAGTTTTCTAAGCAGTTTGGTGGTCGATCTATTGATGAATTGTTAGACGATCAAGAGCTAGATCTAATAGATGCAGGAGTAAAAGAGAAAAAAAGAAATGCTGTGCTAAGAGATCAAAGGCATCTTTATGAAAGAATAGCAGGAACTGTTATACATAGAGATCCAAGTTCATGGGATTATCAAGTTGCTGAAGTATTAAGAACAGCTGCACAACTTGGTTATTTAGGTTCGGCAGGAATAGCTACACTTACTGAACCTGCAAAAATAATTATGGAGCATGGTCTTGGTAAAAGCATGAGGGGTTTGTTTGGCGTTATGCAAGATAGTCAAATTAAACTTGGTGGCAAAGAAGCAAGAATAGCAGGAGAAGCTTTAGAAATACTTTTTGGTAGTGTGCATTTAAGACTAGTAGATGATTTAGGAAATAACCCTCTTCGATCAAACATCTTTGATAAATCTAAAAACGCATTTTATTTACTTAATGGTTTAGCTCCTCTTACAAGAATATTTAAAGACTTTGACGCTATGATGCGCAGTCATACTTTGATTGATTACTCTGTTCGGCTTTCTGAAGGCAAAGCAACAAAGATGGAGCAAGAGTATCTAGCAAGATATTTAATTGATGCTCCTATTGCAAATAGAATTGCTAAACAAAATGGTCAGTGGGAAAAAGGTCAGTCTGGTTTGTATTTAGCAAACTCAGATAAGTGGACAGATGAGCTTGCTCAAAACAGATTTAGAAATGCTTTAGGATCTGGCGTTGCTAACACTATTCTAATGGGTACTCCTGCTGACAAACCAATTATTACAGATGGTATTGCTTATATTCCTATGCACGTTGCTAGAAAATTTGGTATGAAAGAAGACTCTAAGTATAGAGGGTACGCTAGAATTGAAAGCGGATTGCTTGGCTTACCATTTCAGTTTTATAGTTATAGTCTTGCTGCTGTTAATAAGACAATGGGTGCTTTTGCTCACGGTCAAATAAAAAGTCAGTTTATTGGTAGTGCTGCTGCTCTTGGATTAGGCTATATGGTATTGCAAATAAGAACACCTGATTATGTAGACTTAAGTTTTCAAGATCAGTTTGCTAGAGCATTTGATTACTCTGGATTAGCTCCTCTTTACAGTGATTTGTTTTATACTTCTATGGCTACTTCTCTTGCTCTTGGCGGTCCTAACGTAACTAGTGGTCTTCTTGCTGCTAAATACCCACAAGAACCAAACATAGCTGATGCTGTTACTGGCTTAACAGGTGCAGGAACGTCTGTTGGATTGGATTATTACAGAGGTTTTCAAAATCTTTTAACTGGTAACATTGGTGAAGGAACAAAAGACTTAGGTAGAGTTCTCCCTTTTGCTCAATTATTTTGGTTAAAAGGTTTTACTAATAATTTAACTAGAGCTGTAGACGACAACGTAGGATCTATAGGAATAGGTAGATTTTAATTGTGCGGATAGAATTGCTTTTTGTGCGTTGCAGCTTTTCCAATTGATTTATATTCTGCACACAAATGAGGATTTACTATGACAATTAACATTGCAGACAATTCGCCACGTATTTCTTATGCAGTAGCACAGGGGGCAACACAAACAAGTTTTGCAGTACCATTCGAATTCTTTGATAATGCAGATCTTAATGTTTTTGTAGATGGGACACTCAAAACAATTACTAATCACTACACTGTTTCGGGTGGCGATGGTTCTACTGGTACTGTTTCTATTTCTGTCACAGGTATCACTGGTGGGTCTACTGTTGTTATTACCCGTGATATTGCCTTAGAGAGAACAACCGACTTTCCTGTTTCTGGTGCATTTAATATTGTAGCTTTGAATACAGAGTTAGATAGAATTGTTGGTATTGCTGCTGACCTCGAAGATAAAGCTAGTCGAGCTTTGCAACTTACAGATTTTGATGCTGCTGTGTCTCTTGTCCTCCCTACAGTAGACACTCGTAAAGGCAAGACTCTTGCTTTTAACGCATCGACTGGCGCGGTAGAAGCAGGACCGAGCATCTCTGATACTCAAGCTGTTTCTGCTGCGTCTGCTGACATAGCGTTACTTGCTGATATACAAGACGGAACTACAGCAACTAATGCGATAACTATTGCTGCAAGTAATAATGCGAACATTTCTACAGTTGCAGGAGTATCTGGAAATGTAACAACAGTAGCAGGAATTAGTGCAAACGTAACGACAGTAGCAGGTATAGCATCTAACGTTACTACAGTTGCAGGAGATACAACGCATGTACAAGCATTAGGTCCAATAAGTTCTAATATAACTACAGTTGCAGGAGCAGTTGCCAATGTAAACACAGTAGCTACAAATATTGCTAGTGTTAATTCTGTAGCAACAAACATTGCTAGTGTGGTTGCTGTTGCTTCTGACCTTGCTGAAACTGTATCTGAAATAGAAACTGTTGCTAATGATCTTGTTGAGTCAACTTCTGAGATTGATACTGTTGCTACTAATATTGCAAACGTAAATGCTGTTGGTAATAACATTGCTAACGTAAATACAGTAGCCTCTAATAATTCTAATATTAATGCTGTTGCTGCTGACGCTACTGACATTGGAACAGTTGCTACAAATATATCTAATGTAAATGCAGTTGGTGGTGTATCAGGAAACGTTACTACTGTAGCAGGAATAGCCTCTGACGTTACTGCTGTTGCAAACATACAAGCTAATATTTCTACTATTGCTCAATCAGCTGCTACAACAAACATTAATACTGTAGCTACTGACATATCTGGCTCTAATAATATTGGTGCTGTTGCGGCAGCAATTACTAATGTAAATAATGTTGGTGGTTCAATAGCTAGTGTTAATACAGTTGCTACTAATCTTTCAACAGTAACTGATTTCTTTGCAGTTTATAGATCAGGCTCAAGTGATCCTACTACATCATTAGACACAGGCGATTTATTCTACAACACAACATCAGGAAC